GTTGGTAATAATGGTACACTCTATTCAAATAACGGCGAAATTGGTTTTCTTGACCAAACACTTGCATACGGTGCAAAATTAGACGCAAACAATAATTGGATCGTATCAGCTAATACTGTTGCTAAAGTCTTTATTGATGCCGACAATAATTCTTATTATGGTGACTTTGCTGGCATATCTGAAATGAACAACATTCGCTTGGCAGGTTCAATCGGTGGAACTGGTACTGCTAATACTGAATATATTACATTTTCATCTAACACTGTTAGAACATACATCAACAATATAGAAAGTTGGAATGTTGGTTTAACGGAAAACGTTTCAGGTGTAATAATTAAAGCTCCTGCATATTATGACTCAAATGATATAAACTATTTCTTAGATCCTGCTGGTAATTCAGAACTAAATACAATTCTGCTTGAAGGTTCCCTTGTTCACAGAGGCGATACTGATACTTATATTAACTTCCCGGCAGAAGACGAAATACACTTCGTAACAGGCGGAGTTTCTCGTTTTAATGTTTCTAATAACGGTGTTCAATTTACTGCAACCGTTTTGCTTGATGATTATATTACTCATAATGGTGATACTGATACAAGATTTGGTTTTTCAGCAAATGATACTTTCGTAGTTGAAACCGGTGGCGCGGCAAGATTAACAGTAACCGATGGAGCGGTAACAGCTTCAGTTGATTCTGTTGCTCCACGTTTTGTTGACTCGGCAAATACTTCTTATTATGTTGATCCGTTTGGATCTTCTGGCGTATCCGCAGTATTAGGCGGGCAAGTATTAGGTGACGATGGTACTTCATCATTCCCAGGATTTTCGTTTAAAGACGGTACAACAACAGGTATGTACAGATCTTCCGCTGACGTACTTGCTCTTGCTACTGGCGGTGTGAACAGATTTATATTTGGTACAACAGGATCAACCTCTGTTAACCAATCGTTCCTTCCTATAAGAGCCTCAACTTATTATCCTGATGCTGGAACTACAAGGTTCTTAAGCCTTGGAGAAACCGGTGCAAATACTGCTTTGGCTGTCGCAGGTGTAATTAGGAATGGCGTTGATGGTGATCTTGATGGATTGACATCAGGTACAGGCGGCGTTACTCTTCAACCTTATACTTGGGGTGGCGGAACAGGAAACCCGTCAATACAAGTGGCAGGCAATAACGGAGGAAAACCTCTTTTCACTTTGAACCGCATTGATGCTGGTGCTAATCCATATTCAGCAAGTAATAGATTTATTAATGCTCAAATTGATGGGTCTGATATTTACTACTTGTCAGGATCAAACGCAGGTGATGCATATATTATTATGCAACAAGATGGGTCTTGGAATATTGGAGATCAGAGCGCAAACATTGCATTTTCTGTAAATGCAAATACGGCTGTCACAGTTGTTGGAGATCAATCACCCGCTTATACACAAGGTGATATGACACCGATTATCGGCTCTAATACTGATAGTAAGTTACACGTAAACGGATCAGTTCAATTAAACAGTAATGACGATGCTTATGTAGTAGGACGTAGTACTGCATCATTCTTTAAAAACAATGAACTTGGCTTTGGTCAAGGTGGTGGTTGGTATATGGATAATGCGAACGACATGAAAGTTCGCAACAATAAAAATATCATTACTACAGGAACACTCACTGGTTCTAAATTCATTGACGGTGATGATTCAAATTATGAAGTTGATCCAAACGGCACTTCAATTATGGCATCCATTAGTCTTGACGATTATGTTTCTCATAATGGTGATACAGATTCAAAGTTTGGTTTCCCAGCAAACGATCAGTTTGATGTTGAACTTAACGGTGGGATTAAGTTACACCTCGAGAATACTTATGCTGAGTTTACTCAAAATGTTCGTGCACCAGCTGTATACGATCAAGCAAATCAAAATTATTATTGGAATCCAAATTCATCAAACTCTCACGTTTTTGCAACACCAACAGGTACTCTTGAGATCGGTTCAAAAACAACTGACTATTCTCAATTTATAACTGACAGAGCAAAGTTTTATTTTAATAAAAGAACTGAATTTAATGGCGGAATATATGCTTATGATGCCAATGATAACGCATTCTTTAATATCTATTATGATTGGGCGGATACCGATTATTACGGTGATTTTGCAGGAACTTCAAAGTTCCGTAAACTTGACTTTGATAATTTGAACGTAGGTGCGCCTACCGCAACAGATGCAGTAACATCTGCAAGAATTAACTTGTTCCCAACTGTCGCCAATGGTAATGATTATACAATTGGTGTTGAGAGTGGAGCAATGTGGTTCAACTCCGATGATAAATTTAAATTCTATACAGATGGCGCATTCCACACAGATTTAAATGCAAGCTTTATTTCTCATGAAACTTCAATCCGTTCTCCTATCTATTATGATAAAGATAACACCTCTTGGTATTTAGATCCTAGTAGTAATTCAAATCTTAATATCGTACAAGTTAAGAAACTTGAGATTGACTCAACCGCAACCTTTATTGACTCCGCGGCCGGCAACTATGGCTCAATCCGTGTTGAAGGCGATACAGGCGGAATGGCAGGCTATGTTATTAATACTGATTGGGGTTTTGTTGCTAATACAACAAATTGGGGTATCTTTAACGATCAAGATAATGAATGGGCTATATACGGCGATCGTAATGGGACTGTTGAACTTTATTACGATGGCACTAAAGAATTTGAAACCGGAAATGGTAAAGTTGTTGCGACGAATAAAATTGAGTCTCCTATCTTTATGGACGTTAATGATAACTCTTTCTATATTCACGGTGACGATCAGTCAAGGTTAAAGGCATTAAATATTGGTAATCAGTCTGCGTTACAGGCAGGTACTACTTATCCGTTTACTTTGCATCATAATACAGAATATATGATTGGTTTCCGTAACAGCGGAGCCGATCCAAATTATCCTTGGTTTAAACACATTACTCGTAACTCATTATCTGCTGTATCATTTGAATTTAACGGTATCGGAGAAAGATTTTGGTTTAACGAAGCCGGGGATATTCAAGCATACGGTGCAGGTATTTTTGGCAGCCTTGCCCTTAATGGTGGTAATGAAGATGTCGGCTTGCTTAAAACATACGGCGCAGGTCTTGCAGACCAATTGTTATTTGACGCATCAGAATATTGGGATAAGCGAGTTATTCAACCAATGCAAGGTGCTGAAAATGGAGCAACTTCAGATACAAACGAATATGTAGAAAATGGCGACGGACCATTTGCGGCAGGTTGGCATTTACAAACAAATGGGTACAGAACATTTGACTCAGACTATATCCCAGTTGAGCCAGGAGAAGAAATCTACGGTGAAATTGCTGTAAAATATATCTCAGGATCTGGCGGCGTTGTCTATATGGGTATTCGTAGATATGATAAAGACAAAAACCCAATTGCAACTAACGATGGTATTCAGTATTTTGTTGTAAACGGAACAAACGTTACAAGCACAAGTTGGACAGTATATTCAGGCCACACTACAATCCCAACAAGCCACACACCATTTAACGGTTCAGATGGTTTAGGTGTACGTTATATTCGTCTTGTACTATTGATGAACTATTCTACGGGCGGTGCTTTACGTGCTTACGGCCCACCTTTACTCAAAAGAACCAACGTATTATCAAATCTTCAAACTCAAGATCTTGATGTTGATGGTCCTATCGTTGCGACTGGCGATATTACAGGTAACGAATTATATATCAAGAAAATTTACGATAAAGATAATACTACTTATTATATGGATCCTGCTACAGGCGGTAAACTTGCAGGTACTTGGAACTTTACAAACGGCGATATTAATGACGTTAACAACATTACATTTAACGATCCTGGTCCAAATGAAGGTTTGTATTGGAAAGGTGGTAGCGCGTGGCGTATCTTTGAATCACCAGATGATATAACAACCAACTCAGGTGGTAATCTTCAATTTACAACTGGGATTGGGGCAACACAAGTTATCCGTGCAACAATGGGTTCAAATGGTGACTTGGATGTTGGAAGATATGTTACAGCACAAAGATTTATTGATGCTAACGATACCAATTATTATGTTGACCCGGCTTCAAATACAATTTTAAACAACGTTTATATTAATGAATATTTGTATCACAACGGAGATACGAATACTTATTTAAGATATAGAAACGATCATGTGCATATGGTTGCAGGTGGCCAGACGATGTTTGAAATGGATCATGCAAACGATCCAGGTGTTTTGTATTTTGCTACATCAAGTACATTTACGGATAGTAGCGGTAATATGACAATCGGTGCCGCACTTGATGTTGGCACTACAGGTACTTTTGGTAGTACTGTCACGGCAACACAATTTATTGACGCTGATGATGCCGCTTATTACGTAGATCCAAACGGGCTATCTATTTTTGAAACAGTAAGAGCAGGTCGTTATCAGTTAGTTGGTACAACTTATTATATTGACACTGTGTCAGGCGACTACGGATCTATAAGAGTTCAAGGTAATACAAATGGTTATGCAGGATATGCAATCAATGATGATTGGGTATTCATGTCATCAGGTGCTGCCGTGTCTGGTATCTATAATGATACAAACAATGAATGGGCTGCAATCTTTAGACAAAACGCTGAAGTTGAGCTTATGCACAATGGTACAATGAAGCTTGAAACAAAATCTGATGGTATAACTGTTGACGGAATTGCTTATGTAAATAGTATTACAGACAGAAACAATAGTGCGTATTTTGTTGATCCAAATGTAGACGCGAGACTATTAAATCTTACTGTTGATAATGCAATTACCACACCTGGCGTTAACGGATATTCCGATGCGTTAAAATCTCGTGATAATAGAACTATATCTCCATCAGAAGATACTGCCGGTGAATTAAAATTTGGCTTCACATCTTGGAACAATAATAACACATCACCATACGCAGATTATTTACACCTAAGATCTTACACAGATGCTTCAGGTGGTAACGATAACTTACTTATGTTCAATAAAAGTGGGCGTGGTATGCGCCTATGGCAACAAACTTTTGGATCTACAACAGCTTATTCAGCATTTAGCTCAATTGCGGTATACGGCGTAAACGTTCAAGAAAACTTTTATGCGAGCATTTATTATGATGCTGATAATACTGCCTACTATGGTAACTTTAACGGCACATCAAAAATGTCGCAGGTTCAAATAGACAATGGCTTGTTTATGCAAAGCGGATCTATTATTACTTTGCAGGCAGCAACAACACAAAACCAACGCGGGTTCATACAAGTTACAGATACCAATGATGCACACTTAATTATTGCAACATCAAGCGGTGAAGATATTTCGTTCCGTGACGGTGGTGTTGGTGGTGATTGGAACATGATTATTAGAGGTAATGGTCAAACACTAATTAACTCACGTCTTGATACTCCAATTATGTACGACCGTAACGATACTAATTTCTATGTAAATCCTGCAGGTTCTTCACTTATTAATACACTTGTCGTTGATGATTATATCCAATTTGATGACTCGGTTGCAACCGACGACGGACGCGGTGTTTATTTCCACCCAACAAAATCTACTGCTTACGCAATTTTCCGTGAGTCAGGCGCATGGTCTAACCCGTATCCAGATCTAAGGATTGCATTCCACACTGGTCTTAAGTTTGGTGCAAACTCCGGTTACCAAGGTATGCGTTTCTATACCGATTATGACATGGCTACACAGGTTATGTCTATCAACAATGGTTCAGACCCATTAGGTGGCAGCAACGTTTATGTTAATAATAACTTGCAAGCTGGCGCATCTTTAAGAGCTCCAATCTTCTATGACTCAAATGATACAGGTTATTATACAAATCCTAACGGTACCTCAAGCATGGTTACAGTCACACTTGACAGGCTTAATATGCGCGATCGTGGTGACTTTATTACAATGTATGGTAACGATTCTGATTATCACGGCTTTACGTCTCGTGACAACGGCGGTGGTATATCTGATGATATTCGTATTAACTCTTATCATGATGTGTTCATTAACCTTGACTCAAATAACAATAATGATTCAAATACAACAGGTTTCTATGTAGGTCAACACGGTGCTGCTACTGGTGGTATCTCAGGTTGGTACTTCCAAGCAATGGCAGATGGTAACTCATATGCGTCATCATCGTTCCGTGCACCAATTTTCTACGATACAAACAACACTGGTTATTACGTAGATCCGGCAAGTTTCTCTAACTTTAACACTGGTTTGCGTGCTACTAACATCTATGCTCGTGATTGGTTCCGTAACGACCAGTCTGGCGAAGGACTTTACAACCAAGGAACAGGTCAACATTGGTATTCTGATAACGATGATTATTGGAACGTTGCTGGTGGTTCTGCTGCAAACGGTATTCGTTTCCGTGATGAATACGGTGGAACAGTTCGTGGTTACGTTTATGCAGATAACGGAAACAATGTTGGTATCTTAAACTCTGGCGGTTCTTGGAGAATGCGTATTGTAGGCGGTGATTACGGACTGTTTGATGGTAGTTCGGTTCGTGGGCAAATCTTCTATGACACAAATAATACAGCTTACCGCTTCAATGGCGCTAGCACCAATGATACGAGATTCCGTGGCGTCCAACCGGAAACCATGGCTTATATGCAGCTTCCAGGACACACAAGAAGCAGTAAGGAATATTATGCTGCAAGACCACGAATTACTTCTAACTCAGACTATTGGACAGGCGCAGTAGGCTGGGGTACTATTGATCTGAACACTGTTGGTAACTGGGGCTCAGGATTCTTTGATACATGGTCAAACCCAGCAAACCAACCTTCAGGTACATCTCACTGGGTTGGTGTTCAAGCATATCACTATACTAACGGTTCTAACCGTTATGGTTGGCAAATGTGTGGTGGTCCTATTGGTAACTTAAGATTTAGAAATACTTGGGGTAGTTCATTCAGTGCATGGAGAACCGTTCCAATGCTTGATGTGAACAGCACTAGCGGTGGCTCATTATATGCAGGCCGTTATTATGACTCAAACGACTCGGCATATTATACCGATCCGGCATCAACTTCTCGTATGAACCAAATTGATCTTAACTTCCTTCAATTTAATGATGGTTGGGATATTTACGATGACGACGCTGACACGTTAAGTATTCGTTCAAATAACTCTGACCACGGCGAGGTTAGATTCCGTGATTCTAATACATATTGTGGGCGAATTTATTGGGACGATGATGGATCTATTATGTCATTGTACCATGATAACGGCGAAGCAATTCTTTATGCCGATGAAGATTATATTACTTATTTGTATTATAACGGTACTTGGGAAGGTCGTACAAGATCTGGTTATTTTGAAGCCCGTGGATCGTTCCGTGCACCAATTTTCTATGACCAAAACGATACAACTTATTATTTGGATCCTGCAGGCGGATCTAATTTCGGTACTAGTGTTCGTGCTAACGAATTCTATGCTCGTAACTGGTTCCGTAACGATAACTCAGGTGAAGGTATTTATAACCAAGCATCAGGACAGCACTTCTATTCTGATGATGATGACGGTTGGAACGTAGCAGGCGGAACCGCGGCAAACTGGATTCGTATGCGTGATGAATACGCCGGGACCGTTAGAGGTTACTTCTACGCAGATAGTAGTAACAACGTTGGTATTTTGAATAACGGCGGAACCTGGAGAATGAGAATCGTAAGTGGTGATTACGGACTGTTTGACGGTTCTTCAGTACGTGCGCCATTATTCTATGACTCAAACGATACCACTTATTATCAAAACCCAGCCGGCACTTCAGTTATGAATGCAATTCAGGCTTACGGTACAATTCAAACAGAAGGCGAAGTTACAGGTTTTGCAAACTATTCTGATATTCGTTGGAAAGAAAACATAGAAGTTATTAAAGATGCTATTGAGAAAATCCAAACCCTTGATGGTATTACTTTTAACTATATTGATAAAGAAGGTAATCAGACTGGTGTAATTGCACAACAAGTTGAAAAAGTTTTACCTGAAGCCGTATACGAAACAACAGATCTTAAAACACAAAAAGATCGTAAAGCTGTTCGTTATGGTAATATGGTAGGCTTGCTTATTGAAGGTATCAAAGAGCAGCAAGAAACAATAAATAAACAACAAAATCAGTTAGATGAACAGCAAAAGCAGATTGACAAACTGCAAGAATTGGTATATAAATTAATGGATAAATAATCCTGTAATCTAATAAAACTTAATGGAGAAACAACAATGGCATTTACTTATGAATGGAAAGTAACAAGCCTTAAAGTTCGAGACCAGGTTAATAGCGAAGGTGCTACTTTGCCAAATGCGGTCGTTCAAACTTTTTGGGAAGTTACAGGTACAAACGAAGACGGGGATAGCGGTATGTTTTCAGGAGCTACGCCGTTCTCAGCAGAAAACGTTCCTGAAGGATCTTTTAAAGCTTTCGCTGATCTTGTTGAGGCCGATGTTCTTGGGTGGATTCAAAACGTAGTCAATAATGACGCATCTTATAAGAAACATATTGATGGAGAAATTCAAAAGAAAATCGACATAGAAAATGAATCTGAAATTGATGAGTCAGGATTGCCGTGGGGCGATGGTACTTCCGCAACTCCAGCTTTGCCGTCCGAGGAGTAAAAAATAAATGGTATACGATTGGGAAATCTTAAAACTTGGAACTAAAAGCCAAGTCAATGGTGACGGGGATACCCTTGAAGATGCCGTGATTTTTGTAAGTTGGAGAAAAGTTGCAACAGACCTAAGTGGGAATGTTGCAAAGTACTTAGGCAAAACAACACTCACAGCCGAACAAACCGCTGCTGCTGATTTTGTTGCTCTTAATGATCTTACTGAAGAAATTGTTTTAGGTTGGGTTCAAGGCGCTATTGACGCAGAACACGAAGAAAGAATTAATACCGCTTTACAAAACAAGATCAACAAAATGACAATGGTAACGCGGGACCCTACTTGGTAGGATTTGAATTTATTATGGAGATGATATATTATGCACGACTTGCATATGGGTGGTCTTGCGACCTATGCTCTTAAACGTGGTGGTTCTTTAACGCCAATAGTTATTCCTTTACAGATATTAGGAAATGAATCTACGGGTTTAATGAACCCTTCTATTTTTATACACAAAGATAAAATATTAGTAAACGTACGCCACGTTAATTATATCCTTTATCATTCAGAGGCTAAAAAGTTTCCACACGCGTGGGGTCCTTTGGTGTATGTACATCCTGAAAACGATGTAGCTTTAAAAACACACAACGTAATTTGTGAATACGATTGGAATCTTAATATGGTTTCAGGTGGTCGAGTAAATATGAAACTCGATACAGGCAAACCTACTTGGAATTTTGTTGGCCTTGAAGATGCAAGATTATTTGAATGGGATGATAAATTATATCTTTGTGGAGTTCGTAGAGATTGCTATGATGATAAAGGAAAAGGTCGTATGGACCTTTCTGAAGTTGAATTTATAGACGGCGAATGGGTTGAACAAAATAGATACCAAATCCCAGCACCAAATGGAGATGCAAGTTATTGTGAAAAGAATTGGATGCCAGTTCTTGATATGCCATGGCATTTTGTTAAGTGGACAAACCCAACACAAGTTGTAAAATTTGATATTGAAACTGGCGAATGCACTGACGCGTTTATTGACGAAACCAAAGTTTATCCTTTTGGCAAAGATCTTAGAGGTGGCTCACAAGTTATAAGGCTTGATGATAATAGAAGAATGGCTTTCTGCCACGAAACAAATCTATTAAGAGATCCGTTTGGTCGTAAAGACGGTAACTATGCACACCGTGTTATTATATGGGATAACGATTGGAATATTATTCAAACATCATCGGAATTTCATTTCTTAGGTACGTATTACGATCATGCAAAACAACAAGACTTTAACATTGAATTTGTAACAGGTGCAACAATTGTTGGTGAAGAAATACTTATTACTTTTGGTTTTCAAGACAATGCTTCTTATATTTTGAGAATGAATTTAGAAGTCTTTATGCAATTTTTGAATGGGAGCCCATAATGCAATTAATTACTAAACTTATAAATGCTTATGCGTTAAATCCTGCAGACCCAAAGATTATGTTTAAAGTTGCGATGGAATATGATAAGTTAGATCAGCGAGCCGCTGCATTTAGTTATTATTTACGTGCTGCTGATTTTACAGAAGGTGATAGTTTTGAAGAAAAATGGTTACAATATGAATGTCTAATTCTTGGATCAATTTTGTTTATGAAAGAAGGAAGACGAGGTCATACTGTCGGATCATTACTTAAAGCTGCTATTAATCTTTTGCCTAATAGACCTGAAGCATATTATTACATGGCCACATTTGCCGAGAAACAAAACAATTGGCGAGATAGCCTAATGTATTCTCAAATAGGTTTAGGCTGTACTGATATAGAACCTGTAAAAAACCACAACCTTCCAAAATGGACAGGAATGAACTTATTAAAATTCCAATATGCTATTTCAAAATGGAAAGACGACGGACTTGATTCATCAAAACTATTGATGTTTAATGTAAAACACAAATTAAAACTTGATAAACACCACGAAGATTCGATTACAGGTTGGTTAAAGAATACGAAGTATCCACACCGAATACCATATACAAAACAAGATGTAGATAGTTTAAAATATACTTTTACTGGTGTTCAAGAAATTGAAAAGAACTACGCTCGTCACTTTCAAGATCTATTTGTACTTATGATTACTGAAGGAAAGAAACGAGGTACATTTCTTGACATTGGTTGTGGTGATCCTATTGAAATGAGTGCAACTTATTTACTTGAAAAGGATTACGATTGGTCAGGACTATCAATTGAACGAAATGAACGATTTGCTACAAAGTTTTCAAGACAAAGAAAAAGTACAATTATATTTGGAGATGCAACAGATCTTGACTATCACACATTACTCAATCAACATTGTATTGAACGATATATTGACTTTTTAAGAATATCAACAGAAGAGTGGTGTTTTAAAACACTTGAGCAAATTCCGTTTCAGGGTTATGAATTTGGAGTTATTCAATTTCAACACAATGCGGCATGGCATCCTGATGGAGACAAAGTAAGGCAGGCATCACGAGAAGGTTTAAGCTCAATGGGATATCACCTCGCAGTACCTAATGTAGGGTTTGACGAAGAGGCAGCTTATGAGGATTGGTGGGTACATCCATCACTTGCCGGTCGTTTGCGTAATAAACAAGTTAATCCTAATCATAATTTTGCATGGAATTATTTCTTTGAGGTTGAAAAATTATGATTGAAGGTTTAGGTATTGACACAACAGAAATATCAAGACACTTTGAAAAACACAAAAACAACCCAGGCCATATATTTTCTATAAAAGAAATAGAAAAATTAGAAACTTTATCGTCTTGGAAACGAGCGGCGTTTGCAGCAAGGTGTTGGGCTACCAAGGAAGCTTTATATAAAGCAACAAGTCATAGATGGAAGATACCTTTTAATCAAATCACTTATGTGTCAAATGGTAAAAAGCCATATATAGAATTACAAAACAACGAATTAGAATTCTTTGATATACATATTTCGTTAACTGAAGAAAATAATTGTGTTACAGCAATTGTTATAGTGGAGAATAGGTTTTGAGAATAGTTATAGTTACTGGCGGATTTGATCCAATTCACTCAGGTCATATTGAATATTTTAAAGCTGCGAAAAAACTTGGCGACAAACTTTTGGTTGGTGCAAACAGTGATGAATGGTTGACACGCAAAAAAGGAAGACCGTTTATGCCAATTGAAGAACGTATTGCAATATTAGAAGCACTTAAAGTTGTTGACGAAGTGTTTGAATTTGACGATAGCGATGATACTGCGGTTGGTGCAATTAGAAAAGTAAGGTCAGAATATCCTTCAAGCCAAATCATTTTTGCTAATGGCGGCGATCGTCAAAAAGGTACAACACCTGAAGTTGAGTATGCAAAAGAATTAATTGAAGAAGGCCAAATCGTGTTTATGTTTGGTGTTGGCGGTAATAATAAAAAGAACAGCTCTTCTTGGTTACTTGAGAACTGGGACAAACCTGAAACTCAGCGATTGTGGGGTAAATATAGAAACCTTGATAATAACGGTCATTGGAAAGTTAAAGAGCTTTCAATTGATGTAGGTAAATCATTGTCGGATCAAAGACATTTTGTTCGTACGGAACATTGGCATATTGTTGATGGCGAACTTGAAATGAATTTAGAATTTTCAAATGGATACAAAACTTCAAATGTATATAGGTCAGGGGATAGTATTGATATTCCACAAAAGACTTGGCATAAAGCTACAAATGTAGGAAGCAGGCCAGTTAAAGTAATTGAAGTTTGGATGGGTAACGTATTATCTGAGGACGATATTGAGAGACGGGACTCAATATAAATAGTTTGGAATAGGTTATAGCTTAACAAAAGGAGAAAGCAATGGCGTTTCAACTATCAGAAGACGTAAGAAATGCTACCATCGCTGCGCTCGAGTCAACTATCGGAACAAGTCCAATTCTCACAATTGCATCAGGTTCCGCACCAACTAATTGCGGCTCAGCAAACACAGGTACAATTCTAGCAACAATGACTCTTCCATCAGACTTTTTGGGAACACCGTCGAGCGGATCTGCAAGTCTCTTAGGTACATGGCAAGATATTTCAGCGGATGCAAGTGGGACTGCAGGATACTTTAGAGTTCACAACGCAGGTGGAACTGTTTGTCACATGCAAGGTTCTATCACCGTATCAGCAGGTGGTGGAGATATGGAATTAGACAACACAAACATTGCTGTTGGACAACAAATCTCAATCACATCGTTTACAATTACCGCAGGCGGTGCTTAACTCGAGGTTAGTTAAATGCCTCAGGGTACCGCAAGCTTAACGTTAGGGTTTTCCTTAAATTCATTTGGTTCTAGGATACCTGCTTCAGGTCAACTAAACCAAACGATACCTTTTACTCAAAGCGCAACCGGTTTCCTTCCTATCAAAGGTCAAGCAACTCCTATAGCTGATATCTTAATATCGGCTACTGGTGCTGTTCAATCTGGTGATATATCAGTAGACGTAACTGTTCCTTTTTCTGTTTCTTCAGCGGCAAATGTAATTGTTGGCGGTTCTTTTAATCAAATATTACAATTTAGTACTGATACTGAAGTTGACGTAACAGGTGAAGTTAATGTTAACGTACCACTTGATATATTACTAACCGCAAATGGTGGAGTTCTTATTGAAGCCACCGAAGGTGAAACAACCTTACCCGGTCCAACAGGATCATCTCAAGGCTTTGTACAAGTCAAAGGTACTTTTAATCAAATACTTCCTATAACATTTAGTGGTGTTTATAACGTCGTTTCAAACGCTACAATAGCAGGTACAGCGCCTGATTTTAGTCTTGCTTCTGTTGCAATTAACGATTCAACAAGAGTATATAGCAGGATAGGACAAAACGATGTGGTATTCCGAGACGAAGGAATTAATGACGTAATATTTAGTAATGAATCAAACGATCTATATTTTGAATTAGGATCTGATAACGGAGTTCGTATCGTAGACGAAAATAAAATTGACGATAGAACCGGTGTTAAACTTTTATCAGGAATTCAAAGCAATAATCTTACTGTTAGACAAACACAACGAAGAATTAAATCCTCTTCTTACTTTTAATAAATAAAAACAAAAGACTTGGAGAAAGCACATGGCGGCGACTTTTTATATTAAACAGAATGACACTGCTCCCTCTATCGAAGCCGTTTTAACCGATGCAAGAGGTCGAGCAAGAACAATGGCAAATGCTTCAGCAATTAAGTTCCATATGTCAACTGAACAAGGAACGTCAATTATTACTGACGGCGCCGGTGCTGTTGTAAACGCCACTAAAGGAATTGTCAAGTATGATTGGCAAGCCGGTGATACCGCAAATACAGGTATGCATAATGCAGAGTTTGAAGTTGAATATACAAACGGTACGTCTGAAACCTTTCCTAATACCGGTTATATTAAAGTAATCATCAAAGATGAGTTAGCATAATGGCACAACCAACAACAAGAGACGAATTTAAAGAACATATATTAAGAAAAATCGGAGCGCCAGTTATTCAGATTAACGTCTCCGATGAACAGGTTGACGACCGTGTTGATGAGGCAATTTCCTATTGGAGAGACTATCACTATAACGGTTCACAACTTGTTTATCTTAAACACCAAATTACTCAAGCCGATAAAGATAACGGATATATTACATTACCAACTAAGTTGTTAGGTATATCAAGAGTATTTGATTTTGATACATCTATCTCAACTGGGACAGGTATGTTTAACGTACAGTATCAATTTGTTTTAAACAACCTCACGGATTTAACAAGTTATAGTTTACAGCATTACTATATGACAATGCAGCATATTGAATTTATGCAAGAAATACTTGTTGGCAAAGCTTTAATTCGTTATAACAAACATGTGAATAAATTATATGTTGACGTAGATCAATCTAGCTGGGTTGTTGGTAATTATATCATTATTGAAGCGTATGATGTTGTAGACGAAGATTTGTACGAAGATGTTTGGGCCGACCGTTGGCTACAGAATTATGCAGCAGTTCTTGTTAGAGAACAATGGGGTTTAAACCTTACCAAATTTACTAACATGCAGCTTGTCGGTGGTGTATCGTTTAATGGAGAACAAATACTTCAAGAAGCTCGAGAGGATCGTCAACGAATGGAAGAAGATGCAATTCAAAATCTTCAACCACTTACGTACAACTTTATTGGATAAACCATGGCAACAAATGCGTTCTTTCAAAACTACGATAATTTTAATGAACAAAACTTAATTGACGATCTTGTCATTGAGTCAATAGCCATGTACGGTATTGACAATATCTATATTTCGAGATCATTTAATAACGTAGACCAAATCCTAAATGAAGATGATATAAGCGTATTTAACGAAACATACGAAATGGAAATGTATGTTAAGAACGTAGATGGGTTTGAAGGAGAAGGTGACTTCCTATCAAGATTTGGATTGCAAATCCGAGATCAAGTTACTTTTACTGTTGCTTATAGAACATTTGAAAGATTTGCTACTCGTGAAAACGAACTTAAAGTTAGACCTCTTGAAGGTGATGCAATATTCTTCCCACTAAATGAAAAAATCTTTAAAATTATGCACGTTGAACATGAGTCAGTATTTTATCAAACTGGTGCATTACAAGTATACGACTTGCGTTGTGAATTGTTTGAATACTCAGGCGAGCGGTTTGAGACAGGTCGAGATAATATTGATACATACTTTGATGGAATTGATATTTCGTCTACTGCAACAACTCCTGTTACGACTCTTACACAGCTTGCAAATACAGATCCAATTGCTAAGAACGTATACTTTGAAACAGAAGCTGATGGAATTATTGACTTCTCGGAAATTGATCCGTTTAGCGAAAACATAACGATAGGCGATTAAGATGGCAATTGCGAATTACTTTTATAACGGTACGACAAGGAAATATGTTGCACTATTTGGAACACTGTTTAATCAGTTAAAGATTGAACGTGCGGACAATGCAGGTACTCTTGTTCAATCAATAATCGTACCTTTGTCTTATGCGCCGTTTCAAAAAGTACTTGCCCGTATCACACAAGATCCAAATCTAAATCAGCCTTCTGCAATTACATTGCCGAGGCTGTCTTTTGAAATTACTTCTATCACATATGATGGTGAACGTAAAGTTGGTACAACTCAACGATTAATAAAAAACAAAGCTGGTACGGACTCATCCGATACAAAAAGTTTTGTATATTCACCTGCACCATATAACCTTGATTTTTCTTTGTATATTATGACAAAATATCAAGAAGACGCATCAAAACTTATGGAACAAATCGTACCGTTCTTCCAGCCAGATTATACGGTTGGTGCAAAACTAATTGAAGATTTAGATCCAATTGATATTGCAATAGTTCTTAATTCAGTAATTAACGAAGACTTATATGAAGGTGATTTTACAGAAAGAAGAGCAATTCTATATACTCTTAACTTTACTCTTAAAGGTTGGTATTTTGGACCTGAAAGAACGAAAAAAATTATTAAATTTGTTGATTCTAAATTTGCAGTAAACACTCCAGTAAATACGCCATTGGTTGAAAAAGTAACGGTTCAACCTGGGTTAACTGCAAACAACGAACCAACAACAGTATTAGCAAACACAGTACCGTATTCACAAATTGATTTTGATGACGACTGGGGTATTATAACAGTTTTTGACGAAGAGACCTAAAATGAATGATGATCATATTTCAAAGGCATTAGGTATTAGACCTTTGAGTGAAGTTGAAGAAAAAACGGAAATCGTGCCAATTGAAGAAAATGAAAATCTTCCGGCCGAAGTCAATTCACAAGCGGAAGAAAACCTAAATGATATAGAATTAGCACGGGCTAATGTTAAAAATATTATTGAATTAGGTGATGATGCCGTTAAAGAAATGGTTGAAATTGCTAAACAATCTGAGTCTCCTCGTGCTTTTGAAGTTGTATCTACACTAATGAAAACTTTACTTGACGCAAACAAAGATTATGTTGATATTTCTACGAAAAAGAAATTTGCCCAAGATGAACAATCTGGTGTAAAGAAAGAAACAAATGTGACAAATAACAATCTTATTCTATCTACAGCAGAATTACTAAAAATGATGAAAGGTGAACAAGGCGATGTTTGAAATGATAAAAGGTTACTTAGGTAACACAAATCTTAAACGCGTCGGTGAACAAATAGAATGGACTCCTGAGTTAATGCAGGAGTATATGAAATGCTCCCAAGATCCTATTTACTTTGCAAAAACATATATTAAGATTGTCCATGTTGATAAAGGTCTTGTACCATTTGACATGTATGACTATCAAAAAGATATCGTTGACAAAATATCTAATCACAGGCGTGTTGCAGTACTTACCGCGCGGCAGTCAGGTAAGACAACAACTGCAACGGCAGTTATTCTTCATTACGTTTTATTTAACGAATTTAAAACTGTAGCAATCCTTGCAAACAAAGGAGACGCCGCTCGTGAAGTTATGGCCCGTGTTAAACTGGCATATGAAGCTTTACCTAAATGGTTACAGCAAGGGATTGAAGAATGGAATAAAGGAAACATTGCACTAGAAAATGGATGCCAAGTTCTTGCAGGTACAACATCATCAAGTGCAATTCGTGGTAAATCAGTTAACTTCCTGTATCTTGACGAGGTTGCATTTATTGAAGGATACGATGAATTTTTCGCATCAGTATATCCTACAATTTCTTCTGGTGAATCAACAAAACTTCTAATGACTTCAACTCCCAACGGTTTAAACCATTTTTGGAAAACCTGTAAAGGCGCAAAAGAAGGTACTAACGGTTACGAATATGTTGAAGTTATGTGGGATGACGTGCCGGGTCGAGATGAAAAATGGAAGCAAGAAACTCTTGAGGCACTTGATTATGATGAAGAAAAATTTAATCAAGAATACTGTTGTCAGTTTTTAGGATCAAGCGGTACTTTGATTAATGGTGCAAAATTAAAACAGCTTGCATATGATAAACCACTTTTAGAATCTGAAGGAATATGTCAATACTTGAAACCGATGGAAGACAGAGTATATATTATGACCGTTGACGTATCAAGAGGTAAAGGATTAGACTATTCAACATTTACTGTAATAGACACAACAGAAATGCCATATCAACAAGTGTGTACGTTCAGAGATAATTACGTTACACCAGTTGATTTTGCTACTATTATATATAGAATAGGTAACATGTATAATGAGGCGTCGGTACTTATCGAGATTAACGATATTGGCGAACAAGTATCTGATGTTTTATTGATGGATCTTGGTTATGAAAACTTATTATATTCCGAAAATGCTGGGGCTAAAGGAAAGAGAATATCTTCAGGATTTGGTGGAAAACGTCTTGATAATGGAATTAGAACAACTCGTAACGTAAAATCCCAAGGCTGTCAAATGCTTAAAATGCTTGTCGAGCAGGATCAAATACTCTTACGAGATTATAACACAATTCAAGAATTGTCTCGTTTCTCGCGGAAAGGAAACAGTTATGAGGCAGAACCAGGCGCGCACGATGATCTTGTGATGAATTTAGTATTATTTGCTTGGCTATCAGGTCAAGACTATTTTAGAGAGTTATCCGATATAAACACATTAGCGAAGCTAAGACAGAAAACAGATGAACAGATTGAAGAAGAGTTACTTCCTTTTGGTTTCATAGATACTGGTGAAGAATATTTTGAAGATGATGGCTTAGTACTGCGGTAACACTGCAGATCGGTTATTTTATAAATAGAAACAGTGATATGACTAAACGCGTTTCTAATATATAAAGGAGAAAAATATGGCTTTTTCCGTAAGTCCTTCTGTTATTGTTCGTGAAGTGGACGCTTCCCAGGCAGTACCGGCCATCGCAACACCTCCAGCAGCAATTGCTGGGTTGTTTCGCTGGGGTCCAATGAACGAACCACTACTAATCTCATCGGAAGATCAACTTGTAGACCGTTTTGGCAAGCCAGATGCAGGAAACTATGAAACATGGTTTGTTGCAGCTGATTACCTTGCTTATTCCAACGCTCTATACGTTACTCGTGCCGACGACTCATCTAATACAGCATCCGGAACTGTATTTAATGCAAAATATCCAGGCGAATTAGGCAACAGCCTTGACGTTGCCTGGTGTTCAAGCACCGGTTATGAAGCAGATGTTGCTGCCGTAGCCACCATTCCAGTGAATAAAATTTCAAACAACGCAGTACCACAAACCTTTGCTTTCAATACAAATGCTTTGGTTTTTGAAGTTGAACCTGCTGACAGAATTACTGAAGTTGATGCTAACGATCTTCTCCGCTTCGGTAATGATAATGTTGGTTATCAATCTCTTCAACTAAATGCTTGGGCTGAAGTACCAGTCGTACAAGGTAATACGACTGTAGGTTATGAATATACTGCAGCTTTTGATAATAACTTTACTCTTGCCGAAAGCGACCTTAATAAACTTTCAATTGAAAAACGTTGGAAGTATCACAGCATTTTCTCTGGTGCACCGACAGCCGGTAATATCCACGTTGCTGTTATTGATAATGATGGTGCCCTAAGTGGTACAACGGGTCAAGTACTTGAAAGATATGAAAACGCTTCAACGTCAAATACAGCACAGCTTGATGACGGCAGAACAAACTATTATGCAACCATGATTGAGAACAGCTCCAATTGGATTGTTGTTGCAAATACACAACCAATCGGTACAGCAAATACAGAATTAGACGAAGCAGAATCTTTAACTGGTGGATCTGATGCTGCGGCAACTGAAGACAATGTTACTCTCGGTATGATTGGACCAGCATACGATACGTTCGCAAATGCAAATGAAATTGACATTTCTCACGTATTGGTTGGTAAATCAGACGATGCTGCAAACAAAGCAAATTACATTCTGTCTAATCTTGTTTCTGTAAGAAAAGACTGCGTAATGTTTGTATCACCTTCAGAAGAAGCTGTTGTTAATGAAGTAAAAACAAATGCAAAACTAACTAAAGTTATCGCACACCGTAATAAAATCCAATCAAGCTCATATTGGTTTATGGACAGCGGATACAAATATCGTTACGACAAATATAACGATGTATACCGTTATGTACCACTAAACGGAGATATGGCAGGTTTGGCTTCACGGGTTGAGGTTTTTGAATCACCTGCAGGCTTTAGAAAAGGTCTAATCAAGAATGTTGTTAAGCTAGCATTCAATCCAAGCAAAGCACAAAGAGATCAATTGTATTCAGCAGATATTAACCCAGTTATGTCTCAGATTGGTCAAGGAGTTATGTTGTTTGGTGATAAGACAGGACAAGGAACTGCAAGTGCGTTTGACCGTATCAATGTTCGTAGATTGTTTATTGCAGTGGAAAAAGCAATTGCTACTGCTGCAGAATCGTTCTTGTTTGAACTTAATGATGAGTTTACTCAGACACAATTTAAGAATATTGTAGAACCTTTCTTACGTGATATTCAAGGAAGACGTGGCATTAATGATTTTAGAGTTGTATCTGATTCAACTGTGAATACTCCTGAAGTCATAGATCAAAACAAATTCCGTGCAAACATCTTTATCAAACCAGCACGTTCTATTAACGTAATTGAACTAACGTTCGTTGCAACAAGAACAGGTATTGAGTTTGACGAAATTGTTGGTCAGATTAGTTAATAAATAGATTTAAAAAGGAGAGTAGAAAATGGCATTCAATATCAATCAGTTCAAATCAGAGCTTGTTGGTGGTGGTGCACGTCCTACGCTATTCGAAGTGCAAATCACTAACCCGGTTGTTCCGGGTGCTGACTTCAAAGTGCCTTTCATGGTTCGCTCAGCAGGAATTCCTGAGTCAACGGTTGGTAGTTACGTAGTACCATATTTTGGTCGCGAAGTCAAATATGCTGGTGATAGAACTTTTGCCGATTGGACGGTCACAATTATCAACGACGAAGATTTTGCAATCCGTAATGCAATGGAAGCGTGGTCAAATTCAATTAACAGCCATGATTCTAACATTCGCGGTTTGCCGCAAGACTATAAGTCAACGGGTATTATTACACAGTTTAGCAAAAGTGGAGACTCGCTAAGAACTTACGTATTTGAAGGAATGTTCCCAACAGCCATTGAAGGTATTACAATGGATTGGCAACAACAAGATACGATTGAAGAGTTTAGCGTAACCTTCCAATACGATATGTGGAGAGTTGAAGGCGCGACTGGTATACCTACAAGCTAATATATTATTAACAAGGTGAATAAATGAAAATCTTTGGTTTTGAGATTAAGAGGAATGATGAAGAAGAGATTGGCGGCGACAAGCAACCAATCTCCTTCGTCGAGCCGTCTAATGATGAAGGCGCAATTACCGTCGGTAATGCCCTTGGTGGTTTTTACGGCACATTTTTGGATATGGAAGGTTCGGCAAAAACTGAGTCCGAACTTGTTACGAAATATCGTATCATGGCCCAACAGCCAGAAATTACACAAGGTGTTGATGAAGTAGTTAACGAAGCTATTAGTATTGACACCGATAACAAGTCAGTAGAACTCATACTTGACGATACAGATCTACCAGATAAAGTTAAAAATAAGCTTATAGAACAATTTGATGAAGTTCTATCTTTACTTGACTTTTCAAACGCAGGTTATGATATCTTTGCAAAGTTTTATATTGATGGTCGATTAAACTATCATGTTATTATTGACAACGACGATCTTAAACGAGGTATTGTTGAAGTACGTTATGTTGATCCACGTAAACTAAAACTTATCCGTGAGATTGACAAAAAAGAAAAAGATCCTCATTCAGGTATTCCTGTAAAGAAAGTGCGAAACGAATATTATATGTATTCTGAAAACGGATTTGGTTCTGATAAAGCCACATCTACTTCAGGAAGCACAGGTTATAAGATTGCAAAGGACTCTATTGCTCGAGTCACTTCAGGATTAATGAACGAAAACAACTCGCTTGTGTTATCGTATTTGCATCCTGCAATCAAACCGCTCAATCAGTTAAGAATGCTCGAAGATGCAACTGTCATTTATACTCTTACTCGAGCCCCTGAACGTCGTATATTCTATATTGATGTAGGCAATCTACCTAAATCAAAAGCAGAACAATATCTTCGTGATATGATGGTTCGTCATAAAAATAAGTTGCAGTATAATTCATCCACCGGTGAAATTACCGATGCTCGTAAAATGATGACAATGACAGAAGATTTTTGGTTCCCACGTCGTGGCGGAGAAAGATCTACTGAAGTTGATACTCTTGCAGGCGGTACATCATCGGCACTAACAACCGATGAAAATATGCTATATTTCCAAAAGAAATTGTATAAAGCATTAAGAGTTCCATTAACACGACTCGAGCCTGAAACAATGAATGCTTTTGGTAGATCAACAGAAATTACTCGAGACGAATTAAAATTTACAAAATTCATTAAACGTGTAAGAGCTCGCTTCTCTGGGATATTTACTCAAATGCTCGAGAAGCAAATTGTTCTTAAAGGTATTATGACACCTGAAGAATTTAAACAAATTCGTAATCTTATTCGTTACGACTTCGTTCAAGACAATTATTTTGAAGAACTCAAAGAGGCTGAGATTGTTCGTGAAAGAATGCAAACATTGCGCGACGTTGAAGATCACGTTGGAGTTTATTACTCAAGAGAATGGGTAATTCGTTCAATTTTGCAAATGAGCGAAGAAGAAATGAAAGAAATGAAAGAACAAATAGAGGCTGAAAAGGCAGAATATCCTGATGAGCCTACAGAAGAATAACTATTATAAATAAATGGAATCATAAGAAATTAGGAGCAAGACAATGAAGTCTTTTTATCAACATCTGGACGAAGTGTCAAAACACAATCGTAGCGACGAGAACAACAGGTTCAAAGATCAGCACGACGTACAATTGTTCAAGCACCCTGTTGCTTCAGAAGCTCAGCACACTGGTGAGATTGAAGGTAAAGTAGGTACAACAAAACGTCTTGCCGATGATGGAACTGATAGCAATTATGATGCAGCATATATCAAGAAAACAGGTTCTGACGAAGGCGGTGGGCGTCGTCTTGGAGAAGAAACAGAACTTCAAGAAGCAACTGATCTGTTTGATAAAGGCGGGATTATGATTACTCGTTATTCTGCAGGTGGAGGTAAACTTGGTGTACAAGTATCAGTTGGTCGCAACTACATTCAGTTAACTGAACCACAAATGAAAATGTTAGCATCTGCTTTACCGAAGGCACAAAAAGATCTTCGTAAAGGATTGAAAAATGAATCAATTGAAGAAGCTTCTTGTGGATCAAAACCTAAAAAAGAAGCTTATCCTGAAGTAAAACCAAATGAGCTAATCAAGAGAGCTTTAATGGGTGGAAAGAAAGCAAAAACTGAAAACCAAAGTCAAGATGTTGCCAACAAAATGTCAGACGCGTCAGCGCCGTCAAAAGAAGGAAAGAAAAAGGTAACTTTAAAAAAGGCACCTTGGGAAAAAAATGAATCAGTAGAACTTATTGATGAAATGGTTAGAGCAGGAAATATGAAACTTAAAGACGGATCAACAGTCAAAGTTTCAAATGAAGATGCTAAACTATTAACAACAATGCTTAAAGGTTTGAACGCAAAAAACCGTAACGAAATGAAAAATGTCATGATGACGGATAAAGCAGGATATGAAGAAATCCGTGGCTTTGCAAGAGAAGCTATTTAATGGCATTTGTTTCTGTACAAGGTTCAAATAGCATATGGGAATATGACAACGCTGCGACCGCAGCAATGGCTGATACATATGACGATGTAAATGGTACAGTTACGGCAGGTGTTAGATCTTTTACTCCTCCAGGAGGTAGCGCACAATTAACGTATATTCGTTGCCGTAAAGCGGGAGAAACTATTGTTAGAGGTGAATTAAATAAGAATTATTATGATAATAAGTTTGCGAATGGCGTCCCATAGTAATAAAATTATAAATAGTTTTTAAAAAGGAATTAATGATATGAAACTGATTACAGAGGTAGTTACTGATCGTTGTGAAGTTGGGACAACTCTCGACGAAGCAACTGGTAAGAAAAGCCACTACATTGAAGGTATCTTTATGCAAGGAGATATCAAAAACCGTAATGGGAGAACCTATCCTGTCGCCACTCTTGAAAAAGAAATGGTAAGATATCAGAAAGACTTCATTGATACAAAACGTGCTCTTGGTGAATTAGGTCATCCTGATGGCCCAACCGTCAATGGCGATCGTGTTTCACATCTTATTACTGAGATGAAACGTGATGGTTCAAACTTTGTTGGTAAAGCAAGAATTCTTGGAACTCCTATGGGAGAGATTGTAAAAACTTTCATTGATGAAGGTGTACAAATCGGAGTTTCTACAAGAGGCCTTGGTTCAGTCAAACCAACAAAAGACGGTGTAATGGAAGTACAAGATGACTTTCATTTGTCAACTGTTGACGTTGTAACTGATCCATCTGGACCAAATTGCTTCGTGAATGGTATTATGGAAAACGTTGAATACTATTATGATATTGCTTCAAATTCTTGGTTACCTGCACAAGTGCAAGAAGAAGTTGCCGAGGTAATTGAAGAAATTGAAAAAGAAATTAAAACAGTATATAGACAAACAGTTCGCAAAATTGATGAATCCCATGCAGCAGAACTGTTTCAACGTTTCATAGAATCACTCAGAAAATGAATTTTATAAATATTAAGTATAACGAATCCAGAAAAAAGGAGTAGTAAATATGTCAGAGACTGATCTAAAAGAAAAGTTTGTCGTTGACGACGGTGGTGCTACTGTTAAATCTTCATCTGTTGAGGATCCAGTAACTCCAGCGGGCGGCACGGCCCCAAAGAAAAAAGCGGATGTTAAAAAAGCAGCTGATCCAGTTGCAGATAAAATTGACACCAAAACACCAGGTATGAAAGAAGACGCCGAAGCTGCTGCAGACGAAGAAGCGGTTGAAATTGTAGAGGAAGAGATTATCTCAATTGAGGAATCAATCCAAGCAATGTTTGAAGGCACAGATCTTTCAGAAGAGTTTAAGAACAAGGTATCTGTTGTTTTTGAAGCGGCTGTAAATGAAGCAGCTACAGCAAAAGCAGATAAATTGGCTGAAGCATACCAAGAAAAGGTTGATGCAGAACTTCAAGAGTCAATTGAGAAAACTGTAAACGGCCTTGTAGAGAATCTTGACAGCTATCTTGACTACGTAGTAGATGAGTGGATGTCAACAAACGAAGTTGCTATTGAAGCTGGGATTAAAGTTGAGATGGCAGAATCGTTAATGGACGGCTTGAGAGGACTTTTTGAAGAGCACAACATCGAAGTTGACGGAGATACCGTTGATCTCGTAGGTGGTCTTGAAGAAGAAGTTGAAGAACTTAAGAAAGAAGCAAACGAACGCATTGACGAGAACATCGCCCTTGCAAAAGAAATCGCTAATCTTAAGGCCGAAAAAGTTTTCGCTGAAGTAACTGAAGACCTTACTCTTACCCAACAGGAAAGAATGAAAGTCTTGGCAGAAAAACTTTCAAACGAAGACATTGAAGAGTATACTCAGAATCTTAACACTCTCAAAGAATCATTCTTTGCTGAAACAGCAAAAGTTGTAGAAGAAGCTGAAGTAGAAGAAGATGAGATCATTACTGAAGAAGCAGAAGTTAAAGCACCAATTTCTGAGCACTCTTCAATCAATGCTCTTGTTGCGGCTCTAAACGCAAGAACTAATTGAAAATAACAAATTTTATAAATAGATCCAGAAGAAAAACCAATAACAAGGAGATAGAAAATATGACTCAGTCAAACTATCAAGCGCTTGTGGAAAAGTGGGGCCCAATTCTTGAGCACAGTAACTTTTCGCCAATCGCGGATCAACACAAGAAATCTGTCACTGCGACAATTCTTGAAAACACCGAGAAGGCTCTTATGGAATCTGGCGATCGTCAGATGAGCATGAGCTCACTTCTTACAGAAGCTGCACCAACTAACGATGCCGGTACAGGCGGTTTTGGCGCAGACTCTACAGCAGCTGGTCCAACAGCTGGTTACGACCCAATCCTTATTTCATTGGTTCGTCGTGCAATGCCAAACTTGATGGCGTATGATATTGCAGGCGTTCAGCCAATGACAGGTCCAACAGGCTTGATCTTCGCAATGCGTTCGCATTACACCAACCAAGCTGGTGATGAAGCATTCTATAATGAAGCAGCTACTGCATTCTCAGGTGCAGGTACTCAAGCTGGTAATGTTGGTTCTGCTGCAACAGCAAACACTGGTACTGGTATGACTACAGCAGCTGCTGAAGCACTAGGTGACGGTGTTGGTGCAGATTTTGCTGAAATGGCGTTCTCAATCGAGAAAGTTTCCGTAACTGCGAAATCACGTGCATTGAAAGCAGAATACACAACTGAATTGGCACAAGACCTTAAAGCAGTACACGGTCTTGACGCTGAAACAGAATTGGCGAACATTCTACAGTCTGAAATCCTCGTGGAAATCAACCGTGAATTGGTTCGTACAATTTATACAACTGCGGTAACTGGCGCATCAGCAACAGCAACCCCAGGTACGTTTGATCTTGACGTAGACGCAAACGGTCGTTGGTCAGTTGAGAAGTTCAAAGGACTTATGTTCCAGATCGAACAAGAAGCAAACGCAATCGCAAAAGGTACACGTCGCGGTAAAGGTAACATGGTTATCTGTTCGTCTGACGTTGCATCAGCATTGCAGATGGCCGGTGTTCTTGATTACACACCAGCTCTTAACGGAAACAACCTCGCAGTTGATGACACAGGCAACACATTTGCTGGTGTTCTTAACGGTCGTTACCGCGTATACATTGATCCATATGCAGGCGCAAACTACATGGTTGTCGGCTACAAAGGATCAAGCGCATTTGACGCAGGTCTATTCTATTGCCCATACGTTCCACTACAGATGGTTCGTGCAGTTGGGGAAAACAGCTTCCAGCCAAAAATCGGGTTTAAAACTCGCTACGGCATGGTTGCTAACCCATTTGCTGAAGGTGATCACGACTCACAAGGTCTTGGCGCACTTACAGCAAACGCAAACAAGTACTACCGTCGCGTATTGGTATCCAACTTGTTCTAATAGAAGTCGGGTTAACCGAACGAAACTGGGGGATCGAAAGATCCCCCTTTTTTTATTTTAATGCATATTTTGAGTTTTTATAAGATCTTATAATTTCTGTAATTTCTATCCTATCAAAAGATTCCTCAACAATATATTCTTCACCATCTAATCGAGTTGAAGCCATCCCATCGGCGTCTTCTCTTCGTGAAGCATAGGCAACAATTTCGCCATTCTTATCCCTTACGACGAACACTTTTCTTTACCTCATACTTGGATTGCAAATATTGGGAGAAGGTGCCTTGATTAGTTTTTTTCCATTCTTGATAAGTCATATCACATTCCTAACGCTTCTAAATACATTTGTGTTACTGCATTTTCGTTATCCACATCGTCACGATTACGTTTACGAATAGCAATAACTTTACGCAAAACTTTTGTATCATAACCACGACTTTTAGCTTCTTGCATAACATCTTTTTGTGCGTCTTGCAAATCCTGCTTTTCAGTTTGCAACCGTTCATATCGTTCAACAAAAGAACGAAGCTCATCCGCTGTTACTTGATAACTATCTTGACTCATAATATAATCTCCTGCTGTTGTAAATTTCATATCACCCATATCACGATTAACAGCTTCAAATGATGGGTAACCTTTTTCAAATACCGGTGCTTCCATTATAATTTACCTTCTTCTCTCATTTTTGCACGAATTTTAGTTGCACTTATATCGTGGATATCTTTACCAAGATCGTGTTCTGTAAAGGTATAACCTACGCCACGACCGTAACTAATATCAACAATGTTAGGTACTTCAAGAATTAAATATTGTTGTCCGTTATGAAATCCATGTGGTTTCAAACCTTCTTCAATATTACGAACAACGTCAATCATTCCAAAAGGATTGTCATCTTGAACTACAGTTCGGCCCGCTCCTGCGTCGCCGTCGAAATTGAATACATCACGTATCATAATAACGACTTGTCCTGTAATTGCATGTGCACGTTTAAACAATTCAGTATGACCGTCGTGCCACGGTTGCCATCGGCCTAGCATCTGAACTGTTGGTTTTTTATAGTCAAACATTGTTTCTCTCCATCCATCTTTTCACAACAGGCAAAAGTTGTTCGTGTGTATCGTTAAACCAATCTTCTACGTGATAATCACAATAAGAAGGTGGTACAAATATTTTATTTGTATCTTCAAATCTACCTTCTTTAATTGTATCCATCCACACAGTAAAGTCAGGATTAAATTCCATACGTGCTTGATCTGTAGGAGCAACGAAATCGGCAACAGCAATCTTTCCTGCCATCACAACGCCGTCTGCGAGATATCGCATACGCATTGCCTGTCTCATACGACCTTCAGGAGTAAAATCCCAATCATCATACTTAGTACGTATTTCATCCGCGTTTATATGTACACCACCAATCAATTCTGCAAGAGGTTTTGCAAGAGTTGTTTTACCTGATCCAGGCAAACCAAACAATAGTATTTTCATTCTTCATCGCTTTCTTTGGACATATCAATTCCAAGTATTTGTATAAGCAACGCACCAAGGGTAGCAACGATATAAACTGTACAAAAGCCTGCATAAAAACCCCAACCTTCACGATATAATAACCACACAGAAAGTATACTTGCGATTGAAAGCATTAGTTTAAATTGTAATGGAGTTCCATTATCAACTTCAAGTTCTATATCGTATTGTGGGCTAATGACTAATGCCGTAATTTGTAAAAGCATTAGCATTGACCAACCCAATAGAGCGCTGTTAATTAATAAGTAATACTGATTACCAGTAAATTGAAACAATAACGCACCACCAAGATGCGCTATTGTATATATTAAAGTATATGGTAGCAAATTTACATTCCTCGTATAATGCCAAGTGGATCAACTGCGATAAGCAGCATACCTAAAATAAAACCATAGACAATTACCTCAGACGGCTTTAGGTTTTCTATGTGATTGTGAAACTCCTTTAGCAACTTAAGCATCTGCCATCTCCAATGCTACGTTAAGTGCGTCAACTTTACGCTTTGCGTTTCCACCAAACCATGCTGAAGCCATACGACTATCTGCAGAGCGACCTAGTTTGTGGTCAGTCATATAAGTAACTGCGTTATATGCGTTCCACCAAGTACCTGGAGCAAAGTGATCTCCTGGTTGATTTTCAACAATTGACATTGCTTCTTTAGCAGTACGAGCAAGTTCTTCTTTTTCTTTAGTAGACTTGCCAAATACAACTCCGAAAAACTCAGTAAGTTTCTCATCAGAATAACGCTTTGAACCAAGGAATTCTGCAGCTTCTTTGAACTGCTCAACTTTATTGTGGCCAATGCCAAGAATTTCTTTGACTTTTTCTGCGTCAAACACTGAACGATGAGAAAGACGAACACCTTGCTGACCGTTTTCATTCAAAGCGACAGTCAAAGTATTGTTACAGACAACGCGTTCCATTACGAACTTAATGTCAATACCTTTACCGAAGATATGAGGATTTGAGAATAGGAGGTAACCTTTAACTTCATCACCGTTAAATAATGAGAAGCCATCTTTAACATCTGCCAAAGCCCATACCAAACGGCCGTCTTTCAACGATCCTGCAGTATCCATAACCATGTCACCTGCATTTACAAATTCTGTAAAGAATTCAAAAGCTTCTGAGTTCTGTACTGGGTTCCAACCTTTACCAACGTTAGTAAGGATTTTGCCGTCAGTTGAACGAACCAAAGATTGTTGACCTGTAGAAATATTATCGCCTTTCCAACGAACAAATGAATCAACTTTTTCAACAGTCCAATCAAGACCTGCAGCTTTCATCATTTCTTCAGGTGACATATCGTCACCAACAGGTGTACCAAGACCGTGCCAAGGTAGACCTTTACTTTCACGGTAAGCCATCTGTGCTTGACCGTTAATCATTTCCAATTCATGTGCCATGATATAGTTTCCTTTTCATTTGATATAAAACTAATATAACTGATTCTGTTGTGATTGTCAACTATTAATTAAGCTAACTCATAACCCAAGTATGAGTTAACAAATTCGTTACCACAATCTTTAGCAAAAGCTAAAACCAATTGTTCACGAGGTAATGTGTCAAGATAATCAATATGTTCCGCAAGACCTTCACCATCTGAGTTACGGAAAAGAGTAACTGCTTTTTTGAAGTCACGAAGATCATCCATATACATTTCTGCAAGATCGTCACCATCTTGAGCGTAGCTAAATGTTTGATCCATCAATTTGTTAACTTCATTTAGAGGAGTTTCCAACCAGAATTTTTGAGCTTGGATTGTCATAAGATTGATTCCTTTTGTTTTACCTTATAGAATCAATATAAATCATTTCACAACGAATGTCAATGGATATTTTCATTATGCATAGGAATATTATCCATCATATCAAAAGTATACCTGTGAAAACCGTCTTTAAGCAAATGAACAATATCAACGTAAGTATCATCGCAGTCAACTTTCTCAATTCTACAATCAGGAAAGTCTTCACTTAAAAAAGACTGCATATATATCCAGGCCTCTTTCTTTGTTGCAAAAGAATAAGCTTTAACAATGCCAAAAGGATTGTTGGAGGAGAATATGACAAACCCCTCCATTATTCTTGGATTATATTGAGATGGTATTTTATGAGTACCTAGGAATATACCTAGTTCTTCATCAACTATGATGTATCTCAATCTGTCTTCCTTTATATCCTTCCCACCAATATGGTGCTTTACGACCTTTTTCCCATTTTGCAAAATGCTTTGCTGCATGATAATATTTACGATATGCTTCAACAGGTTTACCAGGAACCTTACATTCTGGGTAATGATTCATTGCTTGCGGAAACTCTGTCAAACCAATGTCAGGTATGCCACGAGGAGGATTCTGCAGTATTTCTTTTAACTTGACAACAGTCATATGTGGCTTTTTATACCGTACTAGAAACTCTTCTGCAAGCCCCATAAAATGGTTATAATGCCAAATATAATTGTCTTTAGATTCCATAGTCCAAACAGTACAAGGATGATTATGATGTACTGCTTTATATAGAAAAGTTTCAAGATTTGGATTCTCATGAACCCAATAATTAACCATCCGTTTACCTGATTTAGATGGCCGTTTTTCAACATAACCATTTAGCATGCGGTGTGCAGTGGACAGCATTTGTCCTGACTCAACAATCATTTTACTGCAATGTTTGTCACAAACCATCTGAGCCGCTTCACGCGGCTCTTCTGATAGTATGAATATATTCATATAGCAAATCCTTTACTTTGTAAAATACGAAGAGGAGCTCCTTCAGGTCCTTCCTTCTTACGAGCTTCAACATATTCTTCAATCGTGAAGTTCTTGACGAGGAACTTTTTAAAGGCACCCATTTTAACAGGTCCACCGCGATATTTAAAACGAGCAATAAACAATTCCTTAGGCATACCTACACGTGAAGGATGACAGTTAGGAGCAACTTGATCCCATGTTGGCTGACCTTCGTAGGTACCCGTGTACTCAAGATATCCACCATGGCAAGTAAACTTTTTCGTGTCGAACTTAGTCATATTTATCTCCATTTGTTATAGAATCAATATAATCTATATCATAATGAATGTCAATAGCCATTTTGTTCTTTAAACTTTTTTCTTACAGCAAGAAAGTGTTCAAGATAGTCATATGTCTTGATTTTGAATACTTGAGCTTCATGACCGTCTACAGTTATAAGGATTACTCCTTGTTTAATAGGAACACCTGTTCTTTCGTAAAAAGCAGCAGCATAAAAAGAAGCCTGAATGAAATAGTTAGTAATCCATTCTTCTTTCTTTGGTTTACGACTTGTCTTAAAATCAACAATAGAAAGTTGACCGTCAAATTCTGCAATACAGTCAACTTGACCTGCACATTTCAATCTGTCAGAATATAAGAATTCTTCTTGAAACCATATGTTATTGAGTCGAGTATCAAGGATAGTTTTAAGGTCGTTAAAAGACTGCAAATTGGCAGGCATTGCGCCTTTATTCCAATCTTTCACATTATCGAGATAATCCTCAGCAAGTTTGTGTACTGCCGTTCCGCGACCTGCAGCTTGTCTTGAGATTTTATTTGCCTCTTCCTCACCAACACGTTTGCGCCATTCAAGAATACCTTGTTTAGAAAGAATTGATAAAACGGTTGTGATAGAAGGATACGCCTGATCTTCAGGAGTAAAATATTTACGACCACTCTCCGTGTCTTTACGATATATCTTAGGTAAAGTAATACCGTGGTCAACATGATTAAACATAATATAGCCTTTTATTTTTATAATATCAAAAAGTTTTCAAATGTCAATATTTTTATGCTGTATTTGCAGTATCCACGATTATCATTAAGGCACGCTTATCATCTAAAGGTATGCCTTTTAAATCTTGTAATAAATTTTTTACTTCATCAAATTCTTCAGACTCATATCTCCAAAGCGGTTTTCCATAACTATCACTATCAATAAGAGTTGCAGTACACCCACGATCGCTTGCAAAAGATATAATACTATTTGCTTTTGCGGAAAGTGGCATTGTAAGATCAAATTTATATCGCATAATACTCTCCTTATTTAAGCAGCTGAATCTTGCACATATCGCCAGGATGACCCATTCCAAAATTCAATTCGCGAATTAGATGTATTCCATATCATAGTGCCTGCAGTAATATTTCCGGCACTTGATAAAGCGTTTCTTTCTGTTGTAGTATAGTGACCTAGTGTTACCGCAACTTCACTTTCTACTCTATCAGCAAAAACTGTAAGAATATCTACAGGCGTGTCCCATCTATTATATCCTAGTCCTGCCCAGTCAGTATCAAATTCTGGTGATACTTGGATTTTTACCCAAGCCGCCCCGCCTGAGGCACCTCCAAATAAATTTGCGTGTGGAACATTTCCCGTAGTTGCGTTGTAAGTGATAGCGGCTCCGCCTGACGCGCCGTATACTGTCGCGTCGTTGTTTCCGGCATAAGCATAACCAGCCATATTATCACCTTCATACCAACGTATTCCTCTATTAGGAGATGTACCGTCTCTTGCAGGATATGTACCGGCTAGGTTACCGTCCTGATCTTCTTGTCCTCCACCATTATCATAAAATTCAATATTGTTATATCCTGAAGAAGAAGCTCGTGTTGGTGTGGATCTTATTAGAATGCTAGCGTTTAAATCCATACAAAGCTGACTGTTATTTTGCATTCCCATACGTAGGAGTTGATACCCAGTGTTTGCATTTGCTCCAGTAACGTTTAAAGCGCCTTGCCCATCAAAAAACTGACCGCCGTCTCCTGCACCGCACGCAACACCAATTTCTAAAAGACCTTCGGGGTGTGTTGATGAAGCTTCAGCACTAGTCATTTTTATCGCGCCGTAGTTTACAAATCCCGACCCAGATATTTTATCCCCATCAAATGAAATTTCACTATGAACGGCGTGTTTATCATCATAGGCATCAACGGATATACTTCTTTTATTATAAAGAATAATTTTAGCTTTACCTTTACTTGAATTGCCACCAGAGTTTGTAGCGATTCTTACAGCTGCGTCATCTGAATAATAAATACCGTTATAAGGACCAGAGCCAGCTCTAGCGCTTCCTTCAACTGATAAACATACGCTGTTAGCAGACCCGTTTGTAGTATTATCATAAGTTATTTTTACACCGCCAAGATCTAAGTTATTAAGATCTTGAGTGTAGCCAGACATATCATATACAAACAAATCTTGATCATAATTTGACCCATAGATAGAATCAAGTTTAATATTAAAACGGCTACTGCTTGGTGCGAAAACTTCAAGATCTTCGTTAGTGCCAAGAGTAAATTTAAAACCATTTAGATCTAAATCTCCACCAAGCTGTGGAGTAGTATCTTCAACGAGATTAGCAATGCCTGATGCAGGAATATCACTAGTAAGAGCTACTGTTCCTGAAGCATCAGGAAGCTCAATAGTTCGTGCTGCTGATATAGTTGGAGCTGTTAATGCAATTCCTTGGACAGTACCAGTCTTTTTGAATCTTATAGATCTTGATCCTGACGAATCAGGAAATTCAACTCCAACTGTTGCCGCAGTAAGAGTAAGATTTTCTCCATCTTCTACTTCAACACCAGTAGATGCGAGACTATTAAGAGTCAAAACAGTTCTATTAGTATTTGCATTTGTAACCATAAACTCCATTCGAGAATCTCGGTCGGGAGTATATTGTTCATAAACCGCTTTGATGGATGCTAATGTTGCAAGAAATGTGTCAGTAGCGTCAAGACCTCTAAAATTAATTCTGCCAAGATCTTGATTTCCTTGATATGCATTTGATCCATCATTTTGATTAAAATTAATATAAGGGTATGACCCACCTGCATTTGTATTGTATTCTATGTTAAGACCTCTAAGGTCGTTAATAACTTTATCATTAGCATCTAAATTACCACCCAATTGAGGTGTCGTATCTTCAACGATATTAGAAATGCCGCCGCCACCACCGTTAGCATCTACGTAAGCTTTTGTTGCCGCATCTTGGGCCAAAGTTGGATCTGCTAGATTGTTAATTTGATTACTTTGAGCATCAAGCGCACCATTAATTCTTACTCCACTAGTACTCAGTTGCATAACAGTATTCGCAGAAACCGCCGTATCAACGGAGAACCACATATCACCCGCACTTTGAATTACTTGACGTGTGGCATCATTATCAGCAATAATTTTGATGTAATTGTCAGTCGGAACGGTGTCGTTATCAACCGCAGTGGTTGGGAACGCACCAAAGTAATGATGATTAGCTCTACTTCTTATAATTGAACCATTTCCATCTAGTGTCAAACCAATGTTTGCATTATCACCAGTACCACCATTACCTTTTACATACACTGCCATTCTAGCATCATATGCACCTGCAGCGGTGTCTTGCATTGTCACTGCGATCTGTGCATACTCTTCATACTGTGTGTAACTATCTTCACCACCTTTAAACTTAATACGACCAATGACATCACCATCAAGCGGAGTATAGTCTGAGTTTGTGATGATAAGGTTGGTTGGGTGTGGTGTGTTAGATGTACTTGTTGAACCAAAGAAGTAGTTCGCATCTGATGCGCTGCTATCCAAACTGATACGGAAGTCCGGTCCACCGAACGGATCCCATCTTGGAGTTGAAGTAGCGTGTTGACCGGAGTCACGAAGAATACCCATACCATGTACAGCTTCTTCTGTGTGTCCTGCAGGAATATATCTGTGTTTAGACGCAGTGCCATTGTTAGCATCAGCCCAAGTAAAGAATGCAACTGCACCGAACCCGCCGTTACCTGGCACAAGGGACGCTTGTCCCGCGCTGCCGCCATTAAAATCACCAAAGTCAGACCTTGTACTAATGTATTCTGTATTTGCATATTGATTAAGTCTTACAAGATTAGCATCATCCAACATTCTATTATTGAACGTGGAATCAAAGTTTTTCTCTGAAATAATATCGTTCGTTGAATTATCATCCGCGTAATATATTCTTAATGGCGTGTTTGAAGAGTGTGGAATAGTCAATTGACCATATTGTGCAGTATTATTACGGTTTCTATGAATAATGCGAAACACGCCATTTTGGTGATTAATCTCTCCACGGTTTTGTATAGTTCCTGATACTGAATCATATGCAGTAAGATGCATATATAGACCTGCATCGGATGTAATATCGTTAGAGGTATCAACTTGTTGATAAAGGTAGAAATTGCCGTTGACATATGCTCTCTCGTGCATTACTGTACCGATATTTCCACCCGACGAACTGCCTGATGCCGACCACGGATCAAATCCAACCTGCATTAATGTATCTACACCGGTTTTTGTTTTTGTTCGGAACTCTATAAAACCAGTGTTGTCTGCAGCGGACCCAGAGGCTACTTGTTGTGCTTTTGCGGATATACGTGCATATTCACCAAGTGTGCTCGTTGCGATATTTGAATCGTTATCCATGTAAAATCTAATATCACCCATAGAGTTATTTTGTATCGGCGATGTATCACGTGATTCAAAGATCAAAGATCCTTGTGCACTGTTGCCATCAGTAGTTCTATATAAAGTTAAAGTGTTGTCAGATTCATCCCCTGAAGTTAATACCTGTTCTAATGTAGGGGTACTACCACCTGAAGTTGGAATTGCGTAATAGTTAACCCCGTCGTTAGTGAATTCCCAACGATCAAATCCTTCGTGCCAACGAATTGAAACGTTTGAGTTAATACCTCTTTCTACCTCAATATATGACCAATTGGTTGATGAACTACTTGGCGATCCTGACTGTGCGGAGTTTAGTATAATTTTACCACCATCTGAAGCAGTACCTTGTACATAGATGTTATCGCTAACGTCAAGATTCCCAGTTATATCTACATCACCAGCTTGTGGGAGTGTTATTCTTGTTGAACCGTTGACAATAAATTCCATAGGATTGGCGTCATTTGTTCTAATTTTAAGAACTCCGCCATCGTTCATAATATCTTGATATGTACCACTATTATTAGTATGCAATCTAATTTGTGTATCAAAGTGAGAGGCAGGTGGAATAAGATTAATTATCGGCGTAGTAGCAGAAGTTGCTGTAGTAAAGTCAAATTGACCACTGCTGCTAGTAAAATCTTTTGCGTTTACGTCAAGGTCTCCGCCCAATTGTGGTGATGTATCATCTACAACATCTGCAAGGCCACCACCACCGCCGCTTTGTGCTACCCAAGCATAATCTGTACCGTTCCAAGAAAGAACATATCCGCTTGTTGGATTGCTTTGGTTTAGGTGGGCATCAACGTCAGAGTTTGCATAGGAGGTATATCCTGCTACACTATGGTCTCCCCAACCATATGCCGTGTCCCAGTTATTCTGGCTTGCATTTGTTGGCAGTGAATATCCAGTGTCAAACGCAATGGCAAGTGTACCAGATGTAGTTATAGGACTGCCTGTAATTGTAAAACCAGTTGGCACTGTTTGTGCTACACTTGTTACTGTACCTGTGTATGTTTCTGATGTTAAGTAACCTGCCGACGCGTGATTGCCCCAACCGTAAGCAGTATTCCAATTAGTACTATTGTCGGTTAATATGCTATAAGATCCCGCACTTGCACCACGTAGCATAATACCTTGTGATGTAAAATCTCC